TTCGTCTTGTGTTTGATCAAATTTTCCTCTTTCTCCAATAGCTTGATTTAAAGCATCGTACTTAGATTTTTCAGCTTCTCTATTTAATTGTTCTTGTTGAATAGCTTTATTTTTATCATCTATTGTGCTTTGTAATCCACTATTTCTTTCAACCATAGCTTTATATTGGTTCATCATTTGATTGAATTGATTATTCAATGTACCATATTGATCTGTCATACTCTTATTATTTTGTGCTAATTGTTGATATTGCCCATTTAATTGATTATATTGATTTTGTAATTGCCCAAATTGATCTTGTAATGCTTTATATTGATTTGGATCTATTCCTTGATACCCTTCACCAGCACCATCATCACTTCTTCCTCTACCAGTTAATCCACCAACAAATCCACCAGCACTTCTCCCTAATCTACTAATACTTCTTGTTGCTCTTCTAAATGCTCTTCTAAATCCCACTTACTTCACCTCTAATTAATTTTTAATATTATCCAATACTTTATTTATATTTAATACTTTAATAAGATAACTTTGTAATTCTTCCGCTATATTCCAATATTTATAATATGTAAAATATTTAGATACACAAAATACAACAGCATCATATTCTGGTATAAAATCCATTTCTTTATATGTAAAATCTTTCCAACTACCATGCATATATTGTATTGGACTTTCTACACACATTTCACTCCCATCTTGATGTATCCATAAATATGAATAAATCAAATTATCTTTTCTTGCATATTTAACCCAATTCTCTATATTTAATTTACTATCATCTTGTTGATATGTTATGTCGTGATGATAATCTATATTTGTACAACTTGCATTATTACAACCCCAAGACTTCATCAAATTATAAATTTCATCATGTTCTTGTATAATACAAAATTTCTCAACATTACAACATTTCTTTTGAATTAAATCTTTAACCCATAACATAGCTTCTTCATCTATAATAAAATCTTTTTTATATTTCATTTTAGCAATATCCCAAGCTAAATTTGGATCTTCAACTTCATCATCAATAAACTTTTGATATTCAATTAAATCTTTCATAAAAAAATCTATATCAATACTTAATATATTTTTTATCAACTTTATCCTCTCCTACTATTTAGTAAATATAACACCACTATCAAAACTATGTGCTTTTCTATATTTTTCGTATAAGAAATAAATAGCTAAGTATTCCAAGCTATCTGCATCGTTTGAAGCACTAAATCCGCTACCATGCTTTGGTACTAAAATTGGTTCTCCTGTAACAGCAACTTTCCACTCATATGATTTCAATACATCTGTAAATTGTCTTACTTCCATATTATTTACAAATTGTATATCTCCATTTTCTATTCCAGTTCTTGTTATCTCTATTGCTCTTAATACAGATATGTGATTTAATACCGTAACCTTAAATCCAGCTGCACGATAAACTTCACTTCTACTTGCCAAATATCTTATATAATCCATTTGACTTCCGCCATCTTGCGGTAATATAATTTCTATCATTTGTTGTGGTATTCTATATTTCATACAAAATTGTTTAATATAATCAATATAATATTGTGTTGGTTTCTCTCTGTTTCTATGTTGATGAATAATTTTAACTTTGTTATCTTCATCAAAAATAGCAAATGTCATAGCTGTATTATCTGATATACCTAAATCAAATGAAACAAATATTGGTTTGTGTTCAATAATTGGCATATCAATCCAAGTTGCCTTTTTAAGTGATTTACCATAAATAGACAATTCATTAAATGCTGTCATATCACACATATACTCGGAAGCAAATTGTTCTTCCGACATAAGAGTTTTAATTGTTTCTAATTCTTCATCTGTGTATATCCTACTACCATCATTGTCTATCGCATCATATGCAGTAACAATAGATTTTATTATATCCGCTTCTGGGTTTAAAAATTTTCTATTAAACCAACTATTTAATCTTGGTGTTGATATACATATTATTTCTCCATTAACTTTCCTTGTAGATGGTAATAGATAATCAAATGTACTTTCTTTAACCATTGCAGCCTCTGATATAATAAGCATATTAATATTTGATCCAACAATGCTATCTGAGTCATCTCCATAAATATCTATGATTGAGCCATTCTTAAACTTAATACTTCCATCATTAAAATATAAACTCCCAGTTTTTGTTGGTTTAATAACTTGTGGATCAACAACACTTTCTATCCATCTTTGTCCATCTATTGTAATACCCTCTAATATATTTTTCCTTCCTTGCTTAGCGGTTGGGAATATATACATAACTCTAAAATTTGGAATATTTATACAACGCTCAACTGCCCTAGAAAACGCCCACTGATCCTTTCCGCATCTCCGACACCAGCTAATAAACACTGGTCTTATGTTGCCATCTTCATTATTTTTTTGTATTAATTCGTCTAATTCTTTTTGATATGGTCTTGGTATAAATCTCATAGGATTGAATGTTTTTTTTCTCTCAGTTGCATAAAGTGTCATCAATACATTACCCATATTTAATTGCTTCAAAGCCACATCAATCACCTTCTTTTAATTCAACAACATTGACATTTTGATTATTGACATTAGCAACTCTTAACTTAGTTATTTCATCGTTTGCCATTTTAAATGTTTGAGTTAATATTGCTATATCTTTTGGATTTTGATATTCTCCTCTTCTTAAACAAGTTAATGATAAATGTTTAATATATTCAAAAACATCTATTGTACCGTATATATCATTTACGACATCTATCATAAATTCTTGTAAATCAGCACTTCTTTTAAGAATATTCCATTTACCTTGCGACATATGTTTTTTAAGTTTTCTTTCACTTATATCATATTTGGTAGCAACATCTTTTAATGAAATATCAGTTGTTATATACTCTGCTCTTGCTTGTCTAATCTTTTCATCAACATCTAAATATTCTGGTTCTTCATTTCCCACAACAACAGCTGTTTCTATAACTAAATTATTTTCTTTTTTTTTAGTAGGAGATGACTTTGTTTCTTCTTCTTTACTTTCTTTTTCTTCCACAACATCATCTAATGATATTGTAGCCACTACTTTTTTCTCTTGCAATTAATTCACCCCCTTATTTATTTTAACCAACAGTTAATTCCCCTTAATTCTATTGTTCTATCTCCAACCAAATCATTCTCTATTTGGAAATTTGGTAATGGTGGATACATTAAATTTGGATTACCCTGTCTTTGTTTTCTTAAATCATCATATCTTTTCTTTAATTCAATTCTTTCTTGTTTTGTATACATATATAAGTCAATAGTAAAATCCATAATAGATACACTACCTTTAAAGTCATAAACATTATAATCTCCTATTTGTGTTTGAGTAGGTTGAATTAATTGTTTGGCAATAAATACATCTTTTATGTATGAATTATTTTTATTAAATATATTCATTGAGCATCTATTATAATTTTGAGTAAAATCATTTTCATATACTCCACCAAAATTAGTTTGTATAAATGGTAAATTCAATACTAATTGAGAATGCAACATATTAAATGGTGTAATTTGATAATATTTACTTCCACAAATTAAATCTTGTCCATATCCAATAATTATATCTGTATTTGGAAATTCAATGGTTGTTCTTCTAAATAAATTTTCACCAACATATTCAAACACCTTAAATTCTTTCGTACTATTATTAGTTGTACATATTAAGGAGTTTCTATTATTTATTACACTTTTAGTTAAATAGATATAATTAAATTTATCGTGAGAATATTTATCAACTGTAATATTAGTAAATTGTACAACACCATTACTATATGTTGGTATTATTGAACGAAGTATGCCAGTAACATCTATATAATAAAGTATATCATCAATCAATGTTGCTATTGCTGTTGGATTATTTGTACTTGCAATTCTTATATTTTGATGTTGTGCAGTAGCCATTTCACCATAACTAAATATATAAATCCCCTCTGTTGATAAAACATAAACCCCATTTCCAGAAATAAGTTTCATTATATCGCTTTGATTTCCTTCAATAGTTGATGGTTTAATATAAAATCCACTATCTTGTTCTATACCAGTTCTAAAATCTGTTATATCTAAAACCTTAGAAAAATATAATTTATCCTTTGTTGCAATACATAAACGAGATTGAAATTCACAAAAATCTACAATATTACTCAAATCTTTAATGAAATTTTCTTGTGTACCATATGTAATTTCATCTGATACCTCTATTGTTTGTGGACTATCAAAATCCAATTTAGCAAATAATTTAGTATAATAATCTCCACCATACTTTACATCAGTAACCCTATTCGCATCTCTAAATTCCAATGGTCTACCATCTATGAAATATCCCTGTCTTTTATATTTATCTATCTTATTAAAGGTACTCATTACAAGGAAATAATCTCCAACAGCCATTCCAGTTGTTGTTATTGTATCTTGGCTTAACGCTTGTCTATAAGTAACATATAATCTTTTTATTGGAATATTAATACCAGCAACAGTTATATCTCCATTACTTGTTAAAGATAAACGAATTGTATTATCTCTAAATGAAGTAATAAATACTGGAATTATTATTTTTTGTCCTTTAATATCTAATTGTTCAAATAATTTGTATACATCAACAGTAATACTTCTTTGTGATTGATAAGGTATTTTAATCTGTGAAAAGAAATCAAATGTACCTAAAACACCATTACTATTATATGTGTATGTTTTAATTCCATTGTTCTTTAATCTAATAAATATATAATCTTGAAACACATTTGAATTACAAAATTGATCAAATAATTTTTTATCTTCATCAAAATTAAATTTGCTTATAACCTTTTTATTTGATTTAGAAATAGTATATATAGCTTTTTCTCCTATTGCAATAAAAAAAGAATACTTAGTATTCTTTATTTCACAAATTTTATCTGTTAATGGAAATTCATTTCTAGGTATATGTTCATATCCGCCAGTAAAATCTATTATATCTTTTTGTTCGTATTGTTTAGCAACTTGAAGTGTACCCATTTCACTAACATAAAAATTAACTATTTTTGTAGCACTTTGTTTTGCTATATCACTATCCCTAAACCCATCTAGCGAATGTCCAACTTCTCCATAATTGAATACACTTTGATAAGTTTGCCCACCAGCCATTTAATCACCTCTCCATTGGGAATGGTAACCCTTCTTGTGTTACAATCCTATTTGTTTCATCAATTATATCTCTATCTAACATTGGTATTTTTTGATAATATCCATCATAAACCTCTGCTAATCTCTTTGCTAATTTAAGCACAACTAACTTTTTGAGATAAAGAGGATAATCACTTAAATTCATTTCATAGCAATAACAAAGTTGAAGTGTATCATTTTTAGACCAAATGTATTCAGCTTCTATTCTAGCTTTAAAATCAGATGTCCAAACCCTACTTAAATAATCATTTGGTTTATTATATTTAAACTCACCTCTAAAATTAGTATCGTTACTAAATTTATCTAATTCTATTGTTCTACTATTAAAAGTAAAGGTAGCATCGCTACCTAAATCCACTATAATATCATTGAATAATTGTTCTGCTATTAATAATCTATCTGATATATTATTATGATATAATTGATGTTGTTCTCCTAATTTTAAGAAAGCTAATTGAATTATCTCATCTTTATTCAATCTTGATTGTGGCATAATTAATCACCTTTCTTTTTGTTTTTCTTTGCTTTATTAAAAACTTCTTTTATTTCTTCTTTTGTTAAAGGTTCTTTTTTATCAACTGGGACTAACTCAATTTGTTCATCTTCACTCACTTCTTCTTTCTTTTCTTCCTTAAACTCATCTGGTTTCTTTTCTTCTTCTTTGTCTTTCTTAATTTTTTCTTTTCTTATTTTGTTTTCTTCTGATGTCAATGGAGTTTCATCATATGTTAATACACCATCTGCATTTCCCCAAATCTTGTCTAATATAAATGTTTCTAATAAAGATTTGTCCTCAACACCAGTAATAACATTATAAGTTATTCCACCATCAACCTTAACACTTAATGTATATTTATCTTTCATTCCAACTCCAAATGTAAAATCTTTTGATATAGTACAAGAACTTATCTTATCTACTGGAACATAAATATCATCAAATTTTAATACTCTTGCCATTTTATTCAAACACCCCCATTTTTCTATAATTTACATACCCAAGTTTCCATTCAACAAAATCTTCAAATGCAATACTTAAACTTCCATGTTTCTCAATTAATTGAACATACATATTATAAGGAATATATATACCCATATATCTAGCCATAAATTGTTGATCTAATGTTTTCAACTTTATTTTAAATAATCCATAAAATCTACCAATACTTTCATTATATTTATCTTTTGCTTCTAAAAAACATAAAATTGCATCTTGTTGTAAATCTTGTAATTCATCTTTTGTATGTAATCTTTTCCCTTTCTTTTTAACCCATAATATAGACATCGCCAAACATTTTTCCCTAAACTCATCAAAACCATCATTCCATTTAGTTCTAAAATATTGATACAATATTCTATATTTTCTACCATATTTTGTTTTCATTTCTAACCTCTTTTAATCTCTATATAGTATTATCGTTTTTTGTTTTGTTTATTTATTCTTTTAAAAATACACAATTTACCCATAATATATTATAACACAAACAAGATAAAATGTCAATAAAAATAATAGTTGACAAAATTTATTTTATGTGCTATAATGACATCAACAAAATAAAATAAATTATTTTGGAAATAGGTGTTGACAAATTAAAAATTATATAATATAATATAATTACAAAAAGAGTTGACAAATATTTCTTTTTGTGCTATAATATATTTAAGAAAGGAGATGATAATATGTTCACAACAATTAAAGAATATATTGGAACAAAATCCAATACAAAATTTGAAACTAAAATAGGATATTTATTACAAAATCATATTTTAAAAGTAAGTAGAATTACAGGTGAATTATATTTCAATAGTGAATATTTAAAATTAAGATTAGTAATAAAACCAAAATCAAGTGTTAAAGTTCCATTTACAGAATATATTATATTTAAACCATTCCTTGAAAAAGGATGTTCTCAAAAGATTTCTGAAAAAAATATCAATAAATGGAATATAAAAAATTATATTCAGATGCTTGATTTTCTTAATGAAAAATAATATTGGTTGCCATTACCAAATGCAAAATGGATGAGCTTAATTTAAGATAGCTATATGGGTAGTTTTTTGATAAATTTCTCTTTATGAGATTTCCCTGTTATTAAATGAGAGGTATTTTATTAAGAATTAAGATGGATAAAAACAAAAGCGAAAAGTGAAAGTTTATCAAAGAGTAGATTTGAACAAAGTTTATGTGTATGTGTTTTGAATTTGAAAGATAAATAAGTAGCCTAAACGGGTCGACAACATTAGGGTTTGTTAAAGAAGGAAAATTTGACATTATTGTAGTAACGCTATTAAATGGCTATAATCAAGGAACTTAATAGGCATTATGATAGAAACTCCCTAGCTCGTTAGTGGTATAGCTCCACCTATGTCTAACCAACATAGTAATTGCAGTGTTGCCTTTGCATGGGGAAGATCTACTCTTTTTACAACTTCTTTTCAATTCCCTAAACACATACGGGTGAGGCTATACTTATTAATTACTAATAACAATGCTTTAAATTATTAGTATATAGTAAAACTCCATAGGACAAGCTAAGAGTTCCCTTGATTAATAGAAGTAATTACACTATTGATTATAAGGTTATTAATAAGGAAGATTAACCAAAGTATCATAAATCCTAATGTTCAACTTGGTTAATTGGTTTAGGACTAAGGGAGAATTGTAATTTACACGGGTGCGAGTATTGGCACTTCGGAGTGTCCGAATTGACACAATTAATTTTTCTCATCTTTTCGTACTTTAAAATAAAAATTATGATTTTTGACAAAAATAAAGAAACAAAATTAAAAAATATAATACTATTTATGAAGATAAATATAAATAAATAATATAAATAAATATAATATAT